TTTGGTTTGGATTGGTTATCAATCCTTACCATTGGCAATTCAAAATCAAAACTGGATCAGATGGTATCTTAGAAGATGATGTAATTTTTGGCTTATCAATTTACCTTGGTCCAGTTTGGGGTAGATTGGTGGTTGATGATGGATCTTGGTAAATTAAAGGAGTTTGTTATGAATGATAAAATTTTTACTATTAGTTTGTTGATTGCAGTTGTGACATTGATTGGTTCTGTTACCTTTTATCAGCATGCGCAACTACAGGCTATTAAGTCTAACGTAGAATCTGCAATTGTTAAGGGAATTGACCCCATCGCTGTTCGTTGTGCTTATGCCACTGAACGTGATGTAGTTTGCGTGGCTTATGGAGCCAGTCATCAGAGTTCTACTCAAAAACCCTCTAAGTAAGTATCCACTTACGTAATAACCCCTCTCTACGAGGGGTTATTTTTACCTGTAAAATCAACAACTTACGAAACGCAATAAATGTGTTGTCTTTTATTTGATTTTCAGGCATAATAATGTCTATAGGATTGAGAAAAGGACTTTATTATGAAATTAGATTTTAACGACATTAATCAAATATTCGGTGAGGCAGATGTAGCATCTCTCGTGGCATCTACCAAATACCTGAATGAATCTCTTGGCGGTAAGGATGCATACCCATGTGGTTTCGGTTGGGTTGAAATTTACGGTATTCGTGCCAATTCTAAAGTAGGACAGTATCTGTCTCAGTTAGGAATGCGCAAAGATTCTTACAGAAAATCTTTCATCTTCCACAGTAATACTCCAAACGTCCAAAACATGGATGTGCAGTATGAGGGTGCTAATGCAGCTGCAAAAGTTTTACAGTCTTATGGTTTCCGTGCTTTTGCTACATCACGTATTGACTAATTAGGAGATAACATGAAACTATTTACTACTGGCAATCCAAAGTTGATGAAGGGTGAGAAGAAAGGTTATTTGTCTTTTGTTCTCCACTTAGCACCTGCTGATTTATCTGGCTACGAAACTTGTCCAAAACGAACTGCTGGTTGTTCAGCTGCATTTTTGAATACTGCTGGTAGTGGTGGTATCTTCAAGAAGGGTGATTCCACTAATGTTATT